TATATATTTTTTACCTTTTCCATGATACATATTATCTTTAAAATCGCCTTCATACCATGATAATTTATATTCATCTTTGTATTTTTTACCTTTTCCATGATACATTCCATATTTAAATTCACCTTCATATTCAATTATTCCTTTATTATATAAAACACCATTTCCATGATATTGTTCATTTAATGTATCGCCAACATAACAAATACCATTTTGAAAATTACCAGAATATAATAAACAACCATCTTCACTATATAATTCTCCTTCTCCATGAAAATTATTATTTTCAAAATACCCACTATAAAATATATTATTATTTTTATAATATAGTTTTCCCTTATTATTTAAATAATTTGTAATAAATGTACCCTCTCCTTTATAATTATTTATGTCACAATTTGGTATAAACTCATTAAGATTATTGTCAATTTTATATTTTTCATCATCATTATTAATATAAATATAATATAATACACCATCTCCGTTAGCTTGTTCATCTTCAAAAGCTCCTGTATATAATAATATATTTTTACTTGTATTATTATTATTTTCATCTAATACGAAAGAATGAGTATAAATAGTACCTTCTGTATAATTATTATCTTTAAATAATCCTTCAAATTTAATTAATTTATTATTAACATGTTTATTTATTTTTATATGATCATCTTCCTTGTAATGTTCTTTATAAAACTTGTAATCATAATCTGCAATATATAATATTCCATCGCCATTATATTTACCTTCTTTAAACATACCATCATATCTTAAACCGATATTTCTAAAATATAACCAATTTAAACCATAACAATTAAAACCAGCATATTCCATATCAACAAAATATAATTTACCTTTTCCATGAGGTTTATTATCTACTAGTTCTCCTTCATACCAAGTATGATTATGAAAATTACCTGTATATACAAGTGTTCCTATATTATTATATACTTTACCATTACCTTGTGCTTTATTATTAATAAATTCACCTACATATCTTAGATTACCGTCAATATAATATAAATTACCAATACCATGAAATTTATTATTAATAAATTCACCTTCATATTCTAAATTTCCATTTGGAAAATATAATTTACCTTTTCCATGATATTTTGTATTAAATATATCACCTTCATATAATAATTTATTACCACTATCAAAATATTTTTTCATGTAAACTGCCATTATTATTAATTATATAAATTCAACTTTAAATAAATTCAATTTTTATATCTTATTGAATCACTTATCATTTTTATGAATTTTAGACTAAATCTAATATAACATCTAATTATTACCTATATTATATTTATTATTTATACCTATCTATATATTGGATTTTATAAAAATATAAAAATTTATTTGACTTTATATTAAAAAATTATTAATATTATCAATGTATTTTATCTACAATATAATAATGAGTAATGTTAAAAATGTGGGATTTGGTGCATCTAGACTACAATTAAAAAGATTCCCTATTGAAAAAATGGCTCCATATTGTACAATTGCTATGGTTGCTAAAAGAGCATCTGGTAAATCATATTTAACTAGAGAAATTATGTATCACAAAAGAAAGATTCCTACTGTTGTTATTTCAAGAACTGAAAAATTAAATAAATTTTATGGTGATTTTTGTCCAGATACATATATTTATGATCAATTTGATAGTGAAATTTTAGCAAAAATTTATGAAAGACAATCTAGATTAAATAAAGATAATGAAGTAAGAAAAAAAGAAGGGAAAAAACTTAAAGAAGATGAAGTTATGTTAATTATGGATGATTGCATGTCTAGTAAAGGTGATTGGTTAAAAGATCCACAAATATTAGAATTATTTTTTAATGGTCGTCATCATCACATGTCTTTCATTTTAACAATGCAATTTTCATTAGGTATTCCACCTGAATTAAGAAGTAATTTTGATTATATTTTTTTATTAGCTGAAGATTTTCCAAGTAATAGAAAAAGATTATATGAACATTATTCTGGTATGTTCCCAAATTTACAAATATTTGAACAAGTATTTGCAGATGTCACTGATAATTTTGGTGTAATGGTTATTGATAATCGTGTTCATTCAAAAAATATAACAGATAAAGTATATTGGTATCGAGCAAAAGATGTACCTGAATTTACTATTGGAACTCATAAATATATAAGATATCACAAAGAACACTATGATAAAGAATGGAATCGTAGATTACCGCTGTTTGACCCATCCGACGCAATAGCAAAGAAAAGAAATAATATTAAATTAATTATCGAAAAAATTAAAAATTAATTTAAAAAATTTAATATTAATATTTTTATGAAAATTGTTATATACAAGATAATATACATGTCTGATATATATAAATCTAAATACTTAAAATATAAAAATAGATATTTAAGTTTAAAAAAAATGTTTGGTGGAGGTCTAACAGAGGAAGAATATGTTAGACTACTTGTTAAAGACTATGAATTTAAAAAATTAATTATCAGTTATGATAATAATGACAGTAAAATACAAAATAATAAACAAAGTGCACATGCATATGCACATACTGTTTGGTGGAATGAAGAATACAATATACTTGACGAAAAAAAAGAACAACTGTTGAAAGATATTGGACTAAAGGCAGTTGACATATATAATGCAACCATAGATAAAGTAGCATTAGATATTGGATTTGAAAAATTAATTACCAGTTATAATGAAAATGTTCATAACATACAAATTCATAAACAACGTTTTCGTACCCATCCTACTAATCATACTATTTACAATAATGAAGCCGATAGGCTTGACACAATAAAAGAGACAATGTTGAAAAAGATTGGACTAAATACAATTCTCATATATAAAGAAACCGTAAATAAATTAGTAGCCGCACATAAATCAACATCAGCTCAAGTAGCATCAGCTCTCAAATAGCGACAAATATTCAAATTCCTGATAAATATGTTAACACCTTTAATAAAAAGCATGAGAATAATATTTATTTTGATATATATATATAATATTTATAATTAGTCTAATGGAATATTTTTAAATTGTAAATCTTGCATTGGCTTACCAACTTGTTCCATATATTCATCGGCTTTTTGACTATGTTCTTTTAATTTATCTTCTAATTTTTTTATTTGTTCATCTAAAGATAATACACTATTATTAGTATCATTAGTATCATTAATTAGTTCGTCTTTTTCTTTCTTTTTATTATCAAGTAAATCTTCAATATTCTTTTTAATTAATTCACTTTTTCTATATTCTTGATATAGTTTTGCTTTTTGTTCGTTTTCTTTTTTCTTTTTCATTGTTTCATTTAATTGCGGATTTGCATATTCAGATTCGCCTGCTTCAACACTATCTGGATCTGGATTAAATGGTTGCCATTTATATAATTCACCAACATGAACATTAAAACTATCATTGATATCTCTCAAAGATAACGAATGTGAATCTGCTTGTTCTTCTGTATCAAAACAACCACTTATTTTAATACCAACTAATGAATTATTCTTTTCTGTTAAAAATGATACACAATACCAATTTTGACCTGATACTTTTTCTTCTGTTCGTTTAACAGTGCCTTCATATTTAATTGGTACATTTTGGCTAAAATCATCAACAATTTCTTTTGTTTCATATTTAGAATCTATTACTGTATTTTTTAGTTTTACATTTATAGCTTCCAACTTTTCACTATATTCTTTAACTTTTTCTTCTAAACTTTTTATTTGTTCTTGTGTTTGTAATATCATGTTATCATCATTTTTAGATAAATATTCTTTTAATTCTTCATCTTTTACTTTAATATTATCTGTCATATTTTTAATAATCATATCATATTTTCTTTGTTCATATTCATAATTTTTTCTATGCATATTTATTAAATATAATTTCATCATTGTATTTAATTGATCATTTAAATCTCCTTTATTAGGTAGTGGATCAAATGCATTCCAAGAACCTACTTCAGCAACAAAATTATAATGCCCTGGTTCTTTTAATAGTTGTGTTTGTTCTTGTGCTAGTTCAACAGTATTAAAACTACAACTAACTCTTATATATTTAATTGTTTTTTTATCTTCGCTCATAAATAACGACATTACACAATAATTTTGATTTTCTGTAAGAATTGAATCTTTAGTCAAATAATCTACTTCTGGCATTAAAAAAGATACCTAATTATTCTTTAAAATATTTTAATAAATAATTAATTTAATTTTGATTTAAAATTTTTAGTATCAAAATCTGCATAACCCATCCATATATCAGGTGAATTAAACATTTTATTAAATACTTTAGACGGTCTGTCTTGATTTATAGTATTTTGATTTATAGTATTTTGATTTATATCTGATGGTTTTTGTATATTATTTGTGCATTTATTATAACTTTTTGTCATGTTATATGTCAATAAAATAATACTAAAAAATATTAAAATTATAGATATATTATAAATAATATTGTTCATTATATATCTATAGCTTTTATTTAAAGGATGAGATGAAATCCCAATTTAAATCAGAACATATTTTTTTCCATATGCCATCATTATCCATTAATATATCTAATTGTTTATGTAAAGGGAAACAATCTAATAAATGGTCTAATTCTAATAATTCGCAAAATTTATGTAATACATAACCATATGATAAAAAGTTTTTTCTATCTATTGGTTTATATTTTGTCCATGGTTCTTGAATCATTAAAAACATTCTAATAAACATTTTTTCCATATCACGAGTAATTTTTGGTGGAGGTAATCCAGATAATTTATTAATTATATAATGTGTATGTTCATATAAATGATTAAATTTAAGTTTTTTTAAAATACTTCTCATTTTTTCTCTATTTAAAATTGATAAATCAGTTATACGTCTTTTATTTAATTCATCTATAATATCTTTATAAAGCGAATCATTAATTTCAGGGGATTGTTTAGCTTGAAAAGCATTAAGCCATTCTCTAAATCTATTTAGTCTTTTATATGGAGAATAATCTTTAATTTGAACATCTTCGTCAATAATTATCATTTCCATGTCACCACATAATGAACAAATATATGATGATTCTACCAGATTTAATATTTTTTCTATTTTACATTCTAAACAATATTTAATTCTTTTTGATCCATCATCTGGATTAACACGAATACCTTCTGTAATTTGACAATATTTTTCAAATAAATCTGTTTTATTTATTTTATTTTTAGGTGTTTCATCAATTTGTTTTTTTTTACATAAAAAACTTAATATACTTCTAGATTCTGGTATATCATCTTCTGTATTTTTAATATTATAATAACTCATTAAAATATCACCAGTTTTATCATAATAATCCATTTCGGAAATATTATTTTTTAATATATGAAGAGTTCTTTCAATATCATCTTTTAAATCTAATAATATTGTTCTTTTTTGTTGTTCAATAGGAGTAAACTTTTCACGATATTTATCTAATTCATTTATTTCATTTTTAATATCATTTAATTTATTTTCTAGTGGTACGACGCCTTCTTTTTCTGTATCAAATTCTTTAATTTTTTGACGATGCTTATTCTCTAGGGTTGATGTCTTTTTAATATCTGTATTTTTATTTTTTTGACTGTTTCCAGACATTATTACACTAAATAAACAAATTTACTTTATATAACTTAATTTTATGTAAGTTAATTTTATACAAGTTAATTTTATATAAGTTAAAATACACATTGATCTAAATAGATTAGTTTTTAATCTAAATATTTGTTTGATTCATTTGATTTGTTTGATTCATTTGATTTGTTTGATTCATTTGATTTGTTTGATTCATTTGATTTGTTTGATTCATTTGATTTGTTTGATTCATTTGATTCAATTGATGTAAAAAACTATATATATTAATATACAAAATAATATAAATCCAACACAACCTCCGCCAATATATAATAAATATAATTTTGATTTATCATTTATTTGTTTTTGTACTGCGTTTGTTACATATGTTGGTGATTCGCGTGTTAGTGTTGCTTGTTTTTGTGCTTCTTGTTTTTGTGTTTCTTGTTTTTGTGTTTCTTGTTTTTGTGTTTCTTGTTTTTGTGTTTCTTGTTTTTGTGTTTCTTGTTTTTGTGTTTCTTGTTTTTGTGCTTCTTGTTTTTGTGTTTCTTGTTTTTGTGTTGCTTGTTTTTGTGCTTCTTGTTTTTGTGTTTCTTGTTTTTGTGTTTCTTGTTTTTGTGCTTCTTGTTTTTGTGTTTCTTGTTTTTGTGTTGCTTGTTTTTGTGTTGCTTGTTTTTGTGCTTCTTGTTTTTGTGCTTCTTGTTTTTGTGCTTCTTGTTTTTGTGCTTCTTGTACTTGTTTTAATATTTGTTTTTGTACGGAGTTTGTTATATATGTTAGTGATTCGTGTGTTAGTGTTGCTTGTTTTTGTGTTTCTTGTACTACTTGTGCTAATGCAATTTGTGTTGTTTGTGCTTCTTGTACTTGTTCTAAATATGCTTTTTCTAATATTTGTAATATGCGCATTTCTTCTACTTTTTCTTCTGTTAAATTTTGTGTGGGTTTTCTATTTAATACATTAATTGATGTGTCATTTATGAATGTTGATTTGGATAGTGTCACTTGCGACGCTTGAAAAGCTAAAGAAGCTTGTTTTGAATGTTTTAATTGTGTCGATTCGTTTGATTGAAAAAGTGCTATTTGTGTTGCTTCTTTTTGTGCTAGAAAACATTTATTTTGTAATGTTTTTATTATTTCTCTCATTGTTATCGATTTTGATAGGTCTGCTAAAAATGTTTTGAACGACGTAGGTTTTTGTAAAAGTGTTATTATCAATAAGTTTACTTTTTGTGCGGCTTGTGTTGCTTCTGTTGCTAATATTTGTTTTTGGAGTGCATGTATTGCTAGTTTGTGTGCTGTTTGTGCTTCTACAAATAATGTTTGTGCTTTTGTTAGCAGAGATTCTAGTTTTGGTATGTATTTTTGTGTTTGTGTTAATATTTCTGAATATGCTTTTGTTTGTTCTTTTAATTGTGTTTGTATTTGTGATTGTACTCTTGTGTGTGTTTCTGTTAATTCTAATAATTGTGTTTGTATGACAAGTGTTATTTGTTCTAAAGTTGTTTGTATTGTTTGATTTTGTGTTATTTGTGTTGCTAATAGTATTTGGTATTCTTGTAATTCATTTTCTCTAGTATTATTCATTAGATCCGTTCGAACATACGCTGTTTCTGATGCTTGTGCTATTTCTTCAATTTGTTTTGTTTGTTTTGATTGTTTTGATTGTTTTGATTCTTCTGATTTTGATAATTGTATTATTTGTAATTTCAGAACTGCGAATGTTGCCTCAGCATGGAGTTTACCTAAAGTACTATAAACTTGGTCTGCCTCTGCTTTTGTTAATCGTATGTCAGCTAATTGTGATGCTTGTAGTGCTTGCATTATCCGTTTTTGTGCTTCTAATGCTTTTATTATATTTGTGTGTATTTCTTGTGCTGCTAATAATTGTGCATTGGTACTTATTTCGTTTATTACTTTTTTTGTATCTTCTATTGTTGTTGTACTTGAACTATCAATAAAGCTCTCTATATTTTTATTACATATTGTGTTTATTCTATCTCTTGGTGTATAATTACCATCAGTTGTATAAAAATAATTAACCATTATAATATATGCTATTAGAAAAAATTTTTATATATTTATTATTAGATATCATCATAACAGAGAAGGTATAATTTTAGAGGTGGTGAAAGTACGACTTTCTACACCTTTAATATATTTAGATATAAAAATATATAAAAATGTATAAAAATATTTAAAAATGTATAAAAATATTTAAAAATGTATAAAAATATTTAAAAATGTATAAAAATATTTAAAAATGTATAAAAATATTTAA